TACCATTTACCCATTTCATATCAATTAGATTGTCACCACATTGGTCTGTTTCTTTACCTACATATCTAAATGCATGTAAAAAACATACATCAAAATTAGAAGGTAAATTAAGATTTTTTAATTCGTCATTAAAAGCACTTGTCAATGTAATATTGTCTTCCAAAATAAGTGCATATTTTAAATTTTGAGAGAAACACCGTTTATAAAATTCTAAATGTCCGAGATAACATCCGAGTGCACCTGAATTAAAATATGTTTGATTTGGGCGTTTTTCTATTTTTTTATCATAAAGGTACATTTTATTAAATTTTTCTGGCTCAACTAACTCTTTATATTTTTCAGAATTTTCTGGTATTTTTGTATTAACACCTAAAATAACTTCCAGTGGAATATCACATGTGTATGATTTTTTAAAATTTAAATAACGTTCTGTATCAGTACCAAGTGTTAAAATAAACACTTTATCTATATTGATTCGATTACATGTTCCACCAAATGAACTTGGTCTAAAACGAATTACTAATAAAATAATTATAACCATTACTAGAATCGCTATAATTGTTTTCTTTTTCATTGTTTCTTTTAACTTTTATTTTATTTTTATTTCTTTTATCAATTTTCCGAAACCACCTCCGGTTGAAATAAAATGTTTTACATAATAGCACATAATGACATCTTGGTCTGGAGATTGGGCTAACCTGTAACTTGTTTCTAAACCGTTCTTTTCCAAAAATTGTTTACGGTCTTCTAAATAACCAGACGATTCCGGTAAACATCTATCTACATGAGCTCCCGAAACAATTACTACTTTTTTAATACCATTTGATTTTATATAATCCAAAATATTATCCCACCAAACTGTATCTCCTACTTTTGAATAATAAAGAGGTCCATTTACTTTATCCATCCATTCATCTTTAGTGCAAATCACATCTCCAATTCGAATATGTAAAAAAAGCGTATCTGGGTATGTATTTTTATCGGATACTTTGGATTCTATTATTTGTTTTAACAATTCATAATTTTTATCCGATGTATTTTTGTTGATGTATTCATTTGCTATGGTACCTGGATATTTTGTTTTGTGGTAAAGTACATTAAATGGATGATTAGAATTATAAAAATCTCCATTTAAATTACTATAAAAAACATCACCCAAACGATAATCAACCCATTCATCGCCGTTATATAGTTTTAAAGTATTATTAAATTTATCTTTTTTTATAAAATAAAATAGTAAAACTGCAACAACTAAAAGAAGTATTTTCATTTAAATAACGCCTTTATTTAAAATTTACACGTTTTAAATAATTCAGGATCAGGGCCACTTTCATTTAAACTTCCAAGTGATTCTCTATTTTGAATAAAATAAGCATTTTTTGGAACACAGACATTTATTTTATTTTTAATGTAGTATTCTCGAAATAATTCATCAGATGCAGTTGTCATTGGAAAACAATAATTTATTAGTCCAGGTAATATCTTTGTTTTTATTGCCATTGAATGGCCGCATATTATATCTGGATTAGAAAGTTTTACTATATTTTTATATTTTGTTACATTTTGTCCGCAATTTAAAAAACAATATCCCATATAAAATGCATCCATGTTACTATTTTTAAATTCCAATAAAGATTCATTTAAAAGTTTTTTATCAACTAAAATGGAAATATCGTCTTCAAATATCACAATTGTGGAATATCCTTTTTTGACAGCATCAATAAAACAAAGTATAAATGAAAGTAAAACTGGCAACCGTGTATATCTTTTATAAATACGAGAACCTTCTTTATTTGTGTAACTTATATTGTCATACTCTTCTGGTTTAAGGTCTTGTGGTGTAATTGCATTAAAATATGTAAACGTAATACCAAGATTATTCATTTGCGAAGTTATATAGTCTTTTCTTTGTGGCATTGTTATCGCATAGACCATGTCGACACCCGATAATTTTTCATTTCCGGGATATTTATCAAATTTATATTTAAAACGATTATAAAGCAAATCAGAAAATTCTGTATTTTCATAACCAGACTTTAATGTACGATAAAGTATCACCAATACTACAATCAGAACCAAAATTAAAAATTTAAACTTCATTTAACTTTACCAATTTTTTTATTCCTTCCATAAATGGAATTTTAATTTTCCATCCTAACGCTTTTAACTTTTCATTTGAAATAAAGTATCTTGCATCATTAAATGGACGGTCTTCGATAAACCGAACGTAACTTTGGTAATTATCAGTACCTTTCATAAGTTTAACAAGAATTTCAGCAATTTCCATAACGGTGTATTCGGCTTCACTATCCGCACCAATGTTGTATATTTCTCCTATCTTTCCTTCTAAAAGTATTTTTTCAAATGCCGAACATGTATCCAAAACATGGAGAAAGGAACGTTTGGCAGACCCATTTCCTTGAATTGTCACTTGTTCGTTTGCATTAAGTTGTTTGATAAATCTAGGTATTAGCTTTTCAGGATACTGATTTGGTCCATACACATTATTTCCTCTTGTAATAATAATTGGAAGATTATAACTTTTAATATAACTCATTGCAATCATCTCGGCTGCTGCTTTTGTAGCTGCGTATGGATTTGTTGGAATGAGAATACTTTTTTCATCAACAAGTTCACCTGTTTCTCCATACACTTCGTCGGTACTCACATGGATAAACTTCTGGATTTTTCCCCATTGTCTACAACATTCCAGAAGTGTATGTGTTCCAACTACATTGTCATAGGTGTATTGTAAACTCTCTTCAAAAGAATTCTGTACGTGTGACTGAGCTGCAAAATGGACGACATGTGTTATATTGTGTTCTTTGAGAACATGGTTTACAAGGTCGCTCGAAAAAAGATTTCCTTTTACAAAATAGTATCGTTTATCTTTTTTTACGTCTTCGGAGATATTTTCATGACTCGCGCAATAATAAAGTGCATCGAAATTAATAAGTTTTTTAATAATTTCGGTTTGAGAAAAATAATTAATAAAATTAGAACCAATAAATCCACAACCACCTGTAACAAGAAGATTCATGGAGTTTAATTTTATTATTTACTTTTTTTTTATAATTTAAACGTTAAACTAAAAGATGAAACACTTTCACTTTGAAATGGTATTCTTTGTTTTTTTTTGGAAGTTCGATTTTTGCAAATTTAATTTTTGGTAATTTACACAATTCATTTACATGAATACATTTTTCAAGGTATTGGCAATAACTATAATTAGCGAGACATCCATATTTATCTGTTTGTACTATATGCCGAGCACTAACTGCGATTACACACAACAAAAGAAAAAGTAATTGCATTTTTTCTTTTAATTGATTTATTTCCTTAAACCAACATTTTTCCAACTACATTTGAGCTTCCTATTATGAGATGTATTGTTATGAGGTATTCAATAAGTTTTCTTGGTGGAAGTTCTTTTAACATCGAATAAACTGGGTCCCCCGTTAAACTTCTCCATGGAATGTAAATAGTTATTAACCACGCGTACGACCAAAGATACGTAAATAAGAAAGAATTCCAATCAAAAACAACAACACTTTTTTTCATTTCATTTAAACAAAGATAATATGGAAGCACGTGTCCTACATAGGACCACCATTTAACATATTTATTACTTACTTCTGGGTGATAAATTTCATCTGTATCGGCACAATTGTAAAAAAACTTACCAACCCAATAGCTAAATGTAATTATAAATTGAATATTGTGACAAACTGGTAAAAACGTTGGAAAAAAGTAGGCAAGGTACATTGCATAATTTCCAGAATAGGTAAAGTTGACAAGTTGTTTTAATTGATTGTATTTTTTAGGAAATCCAAAATCGTAGTGTTTTGAAAACCAAAAGAAATAATTAATTGTATAAAATTGATTCCACAGAGTACTTAAAAGAAAAGAACAAGAACTTTTAAAACTCAAAATATGGAAAACGGGAATGTAAAATCCATTTTTTAACCAATTCATTTACAATTTAATTCGTTATTTTTTAAAAACTTTAAACTCAAATAAAATAAATGGAGTTACCCAATTTATCAAGCTATGAAATGTTTAGCCTAATAGTTATCCCATTTAGTTTATTTTTCTTTGGTGCCGATTTTCTTCGAGACCGTGATATCAAAAAAGATGAAACAAAAATAGGAATCGTACAATATATCCATCACCTTGCATTTACAACAAATATGTCTGGTCTTATCTTAAGTGTGTTTTTAACTTGTAAAATTCCATTTGTAACATTTTTAATGTTCCTTTCCATAATTAACCAAGTTGGATGGCTACTCAATGATGATAATTGCTGGCTTACACAATATGCAAATACTATAATAGGAGCTGAATCTAAAAACCGTAAATGGATTGCTGAAATTAGTTCGTTAGTTAAGCATTACGTTAAGGGCGATGAGTGGGCCTATTCCGAAATGCGTCCGATTGATAGAACAAGACAAGTAATTATTTCAAATGGACTGATTCTGGCTATTTTAATTAAAATTATTATTGCAAAAAAAATAAAAGCAATTTAATATAATGCAGTTCGTTTATTTTGGAGCTCCCAAAGTAGCTGGACCAAAAGGAAAAGTTCAAAAATATACAGGAGGCCAAGGACGAAGAGAACTAAATGCTCCATTCACACTCGTATTCCCAAATCCATCCCAAGGACAATACAATGAACGATACTCTCGTGCATATAAAAATTCAATAATAAAAGACATGCATCCCGAACAATTAGTTTGGTATTATTTTGATGAAATTGATGGTAGACCATACGACCCTCAGGTTGACGGAAGGCCTACTATAAGAGGAAACGTTGTTGATTTAGAAAATAATTCATTTGATATTGGAGATATAGATTTACGTGATCCAGTTCAAAATCCATACCGTCACGTTACAATTAAAGCAAAAGACCTTCGGGTAGAAGCTCTCGATAATGGTAAATTTAAAACAGCTAAACTAGACACCGTAGCAGTTGAAAACCCAAATGAAACATCAACCGTACTTTATGCCGGTGGTGGAGGAACACCCATGCAATTTTTTACATTACATTACAGTTCACCCGGTGTATTTGATAAATGGTATGGTATGTTTGCTGCATACAACCCAACACCACCGCCTTCACCTCCTCGAGACACCGGGTTTGGAAAACGGCGAAAGAATATTCTTGCAAAGGTCGATGCCGATATTCGTTACCTTAAACATTAATTTCATTGCGCGGAATAAAGTTTCCATTTACAAAATCATGTAGTATCCCATTACTTATTAAAATAATACCCAAACCAGTTTTTGATTGTCCGAAATTAACTATCAAACCAGTCGGGATATTGTAATGATTCATATAATTTTTAGTTTGAATAATTGCATCATTATTCAAAGTATTAATTGCTTTTAATTCAATAATAATGTTAGACAATTTGATATCGACTCGTCCATGTCCGATATTGTGTCCTTTATAAAATACCGGTGTAATTACTTCGGATTCGTAATTAATTCCACTCAAACGTAAAGCAACTTCAAATGCACGGTGATAAATAACTTCATTATAACCGGGACCCAGTGAACTATAAATATCACCTGCAATAAATACTAACTGGGAAATTGTTTGGTCCATCTTTTTATAAAGATTTACGTTTAAATGTTTAAATTACATTTTAAATTAAAATAAAAGTTTAAGTAAATGGTGTTGAATATTTATGACCTTTATATAACGCGTAGTAAACCCGAACTAGATTATTTTTATCGTTTGGTCCATTTTTTAAAGTACGTTGAACTTGGAAATACAACCGTCCAACTGGTCCATCTTGATTTTCGAAGCAATTCCGTTGTTCCCAATATTCGTTTTAACAATACAGAAATGATATCCCGTGTTTATACATTTACCAACGATAATCGTTCTGTTCGTGAAGCTGTTATTTACAATTTGAATGAGCTTATAAAATTGTATACTTATCGCCCAGGTACAAATGTATTTGTCTATACCGGACATTCAGATGGAATGTATCTTGTCAAGCGGAAAGTTCGACTTTTGCGAGTTGAAGATTTTTGTGAATTGGTAAGCCAAGTAAACAAAGGCCAAAAAGCAGACCTTATAGTATTTGATTGCTGTTTATGCGGAAATATCGGAACACTTTACGTTTGTTCGAGTTATACAAAGTACGTTCTAGCATCAACTAGTTACCAAAGTTTCCTGAGTATTCTCGAAACAAATAATACATACAAATGGCCTGGTGATATAAAAGTGTATACAAAAAACATAATCAAGGAAATAGGAAGTTTTGAAAAAATAGAAAAAGATGCATACGATTCGAATTATTCTCTGTATTCCATGAATGAATACCTTTTGCAATTAATTCAACTTGTACTGCGTTATAAAGAACAATTTAATTATTCAAAAAGTTACGTTATCGATTCGGCACAATATAAAGATATTGAATGTGCGTTTCAAGACCTTGGTATTGATGTAACGCCGTTGTTAAATAAAATTGTTGTTTTTAATAGATATCCAGATAAACCAAAATGTGTAAATCGCAAAATATCAAAAAAGAAAGACCAGTCTATACCATCCAAACTTATGATTGTATTAAAACGTCCAATCCGTACAGACCTCCATACAAAAGCTGACATTTTTCTTTTAAATAAAGTTAAAGTTCAAAAGTAAATGCCGAAAGTTATTGTTATGAATTTATCAAACTAAATTAAAAGGTTAATTAAACTGCTTAAAAGCGCACACAAGCCTAAATTTACAAAAGAAGCAAACGAACAGCTCCGTGAAGTCAAAAAAGAACTTCGAAAATTAAAAGTTAAAGTTAATTTTCAAAAAAAGTAAAAACTTTTTCTGAAAACCAATAAAGGTTTACGTCCCTGCTTGGAATCGAACCAAGATTGATCGGTTAACAGCCGACTATACTGACCATTATATTACAAGGACCTTTGTCACCTAAGTGACAATTAATACTATTAATAATTCTTTAAATAAGTTTTAATTTTCATTTGCATATTTCCAAATAAATCCACCTGCTGATTTATAGTTTTTATATTTACCACTACAGCATTTTGATATAGCTTGGTGCATAGCACCAGTTTTTCTTGATGCTTCAGATAAACTTTCATATGAATTAATTAATTCATTATCTAAATTGTAACAATTTACTTTTTTTCTTAATTTTTCAAGACCTTTTTGTAATCCTTGTATATTTCTTTTAATTAAAATACTATTTTTATATCTTTCTTTCATAATAATACTTTGTAATTTTTTACGTTCTTTTGTATAAGAACTACTTATTTTTCTTTTTTGTTCTTCTGACAAAATTTTACCAAAATTTGGACTTTTTTCTGCTCTAAAAATATGTTCTTCTGACCTTTTTTTACCAGTATTTGCAATTCTTCTTTTTTCAATAGATTCAGGGTGTTGTTTTCCATTTTTACCACCTAAACGCAAATTATATCCATATGGAACAAGTGTATTCATGTTTTTAATATAATATTCTTCATATTTATTACAATCTTCATCAAAACAAATACATATTATTTGAAATTTAAAATTTATAGGATTATATTTTTTAAGAGCGTTATAAAAATATGACCCAATTTGTTTTTTCGCTAAGTTACGATAATCATTCCATCTTTTATTAATATCCTTACGAATGGTTTGTCCTATGTACTGTTTTCCATCTAGTTTATTTGTTATAAGATAAATATAACCCATTTTACTTTTATAATACCTAACCCTTTAAATTACTTTTTCAAACAAACTAACCTAAGTCAGTTTGAAACCGTAAACGATTTTTTTACACCCAATAAAGGGTGGAATCTCTCGACCCTGATTCGAACAGGGGTTCTCGGATTGATGTGATAAATTTAATTACCATGATAATGAAATTAAACATTACAGTCCGATGTTCTTACCAACTAAACTATCAAGAGAATGCCCCGAGTGGGTCTCGAACCCACCGCCTCCGCGTTTTGCTCTTTGAAAGATTGACCTTTCACGGTATCTTCGACCGAAAATAAGCACGGCGCTCTAACCAGATGAGCTATCGGGGCAATTTAATTAATATCGAAATCTTTAAATAAGTTTTAAAAATTTTATTTAAAGTTTTAAAATATTAAAATAAAATGAAAAAATATCACCTTTTAGTTATCCAGCCGGACAACAGTTATGGATGTGCGTATATAGAAAAAAGGTGTTATATCAAAACATTCTTAAACATTTATCTCATTATTCATCAATTTTTACTAATTTTATTTTGTATTCATCCATTAATAACACTTCCAGTTATTTTATTTTACTACAAATGAATAAAACGGTTGTAGTTAAATTTACAAATGGTACAAAATATGGATTTCCCATTTCGGAAACTGGTTCTCATACCGTTAGTTTATTAAAAACCCAAATTGAAGATTTTTTAAAAATTAAAAAAGAAACAATGAGATTAATTTGTATGGGGTATACATTAGAAGACCATTACAATTTAATTAATGTACCCGATAAAACAGTTATTCATTTGATATTACAATTAGCAAAAATAGACGAAGAAGTTATTTAGTAAATAACTTTATTCCATAAATAACTGGTAATGGTCCATGTATTGAAATTGTTTGTTAACCATAAGGTTGATAAAATGATTTACACTTGTGAGGTCTCGGTACATATCATAATAGCTGCTTACAGCATGAATAAGATTTTGTGAATAATAACTAAGGATACGTTCAGTTTCGACGGTAAAGTTATCAAGAAAGTGTCTTTTAAATGCCATTTCATAGATATAAACAAAATCATAATCTGAATTTGTCATAAACCAACTGTAAAAAGATTCATTGTGGTTTGTAAAATTGTAATTTAACAGTTCAATTATTTCCTTTATAATTTGTTTGGTGATATCTGGAAGAAGCGTTTTAAATTTAGTTTCCATTTTTATTTTTAAAAGCAAAATTCTTTAAATTAAGTTAAAGAGGGTAAGAATATAGAAAATAAGTGTGAATACAATTCCACGTGTAATATAGGAACCCCATTTATTAAAAAGACTAGTTGAGGTATTGCATCCAGGAATAAGTAACAGGTATAAAAGAAATACTACAAAAAACTTATTCATTTGAATAAACTTTTATTTTTAAATTACCATTATTTCTTTTACAATTAAATTATAATTAGGTTCATTTGAATTATTAATCCATAATTTATCTAACTCAAGTAAACAAATGATTTCTAGGTCTTTTGTAAGGTGATAGTAATTGAAAAGTGAATCATTTTTATAAACTTTTACGAGTGGTTTTGAATATTTAAATGGTATTTTTACTATAAAGTTGTCTTCATTAAAAATAGTTTTTATTTGATTTTTTAAAGAATTACTAAAAAATGATTCAAGTTCTAATATCTTAGAACAAAAAAATTTACATGCTTCGGTTCCTTTTATTTTTAGATTAAGATATTCATGTTCGTTTTCTTTAATAAGAGACTCTATTATTAGTTTAGGAGTTTGAAATTCTAAAGAATTTTCATTGTATTTTAAATTAACAACTGTTCCATTGTTTAACGGTGTTTTATTAAAAGTTATTTGCTTAAAATCTAGTTCTTTTAATTTAAACTTCATTTGTTGATTTCAGTTTAATTAATTGTTTTTTTAAACGAAATAAAAATATTTATTTTATTTAAAAATGTCTTCTCAAATTTTTCAAAGTCCACGAATGCAGGGACTTCTCGGAACATACTCCAATTTCCGTGGTAAGCTTAACGTGGTTACTCTAATTACAGCACTTGTACTTGCATCAGTCGTTGTCAATACCCACAACCAATGCAAGCCAGGTGTTGGATACACTGAAGATGGATTTGTCACTTTATCTTATAGATTTGCCATTGCCATTATCGTAATTATCGGCCTGCTGTTTGGTATTGACATCTTTATATGGATTCAAAATAGCCGTTAAAACTTTAAAATGTAATTCTAATTAATATTAACTTAAATTACATTTTAAAAAAAAGATTTATTCCTTGGAACATCCATTCACCATAGATTCCATAATTTCGGATGCCGTTACGGTATCACTTGGTGCACAATCATCATTTACAAGACAACTGTTTTCAATTTCTGTAACATCGACGATACGGTCTTCTTGAGGTTCAAGTGGAGGTTGCCCTTGTTCCATTTCACGCTGTGACTCTTCGTCGATACGTCGCAGAGCTGCACGCTTTGCTTCATCGGCAGCCTGTTCCATCATCTCGCGCTTACGCTCCTCAAAGTGTTCCTTAGCGTAAATCTGATTCTTCTTGTATTCACTGATAATACTGTTGAGCGTGGTATCTTGGTAAGTTTGGTCTGCAATGTGTTCTGGGTCAGGTGGTACAAGACACCAGTTATACATATCGCAAATAAAGATATCAAATGTCGGGTCAAGACGAATAAGGCGCTTCACATGTTCGACTGCTTCTTCGCGATGATCGAAACATCCACGAATCTTCATACCGATGGCACTTGACTTCTGGTTGCTTGTTGGAGAAACAAATGACACACAGGCCCAGTTTTGTCCTGGTACCTTAATTGGGTCTGTTTCAAGATTGGCATCGATACTATCAGTTGCCTTATGCATTGCTTCGGTAACGGCACGTACCTTTGCAAGAGCTGGTTCGGGAAGCTCGTCCCATGGCTCGAGGCGCTTCTTCGGTTCGTCGGACATTTTTTAATAAAATTTTAATGGATATTTCTTTAAATTAAATTAAATTTTAGATACTTGGAATAAAAGATTCTTTCTAGATAGAAGGAATAAATTCCCATTTAAGGTCATTACAAATACCTTTCCATATCAAATCGTGTTCGTAAAGCCGTTCTCTGTTTTTAAGCAATGGAAAGTAATTCAAGAATTCATCCTTTCCCAGCAGTTGGCACATTTTGTAAAAGGTGTAATTGTAATTTAAAAAATTCTTTCTCAGAGGGCACACTACTTTTGAATACTTTTCAAATGGAACTTGTATTTCATCAAACATTATTTTGAGTTGTTGTTCCAGTTCGGGTGTAAGTTTGGGTGCTTTAAGTCCACAAAATTCATTAATTATAGTAGGTATGTGTTCGTAGTACTTATTGTACTTTAATTTCTTAAGATAACTCTGAACTAAGGAATTTGTAAACATTTTGGGGTCAGTGATATTGTACTTTTTAAATTCAATTGAAAGGTCACGAATAATATTAGGTGGTATAGTTGTATTTTCTTTTGCTTGGAGCTGATTCAAACATTCTTGGAAATGGTTTTTACGGTCATAATTAAAAACAATGACTTGTTCGACATTTTCAGTAAAAACAGTAAATGCATCGTCATTTATTAAAGTTTCCTTTGTCAAACCACAAGAAGTACAAACATCCGAACTTGTACGGTAGTCAAACATAAAATCATCCGAACTGCAATTTTTACATTTTATTTTATCGGTATTATTCAAAGCTATTTCTTTAAGTTCTGGATTAAATTTTCGAATATAATTATTGTATGTTTCTAATTTAGAATTATTTACAGTTGAATTGCAAAATGAATCCATTTGTCCTTTGTTTTTCTGTTCTTCAAATTGCTGTTCTTCGCTATTATTGTTTATTGTAACGAAAAAATCCAGGAGGTAATTATTTAAATCGTTATCGTCAGTTATACCACTTATTTTTTCTTCTAAAAAAGTTATCTGTAAGTATATTTTATTTCTCTCATCGCTATCTTTTGGAACCTGCTTTTTTAATTTTTTTAATTGGTGGAGATATTCTGGTAATTTTTTCTTTTCTGTTTCAAAGTAATCGAGCTTTTTCTCATGGAGGTCAAATATATTAGTACGGGTATCGGAAACCGCATCTTTTTTTGCTAATTTAAAAGTAGCCATTACTTTTTTAAAACTTTTAATTTTAAGTTAATTTTAATTTAAAAATAAAATAACCATTTTAATTAAAAGCATTTATGGATTATTACAAGAACGTTAGTAATTATTTAAGTAATCCCACTCCAAATGTTCCACAGGGGCTAAATTATGGTACTGTTAATACTTTTAATGCAATTAACATTCCATATGGAGGAAATCTTTTACCATCAAATGTTATAAATAGAAATACACCTACAGTTGGAACATTTGGACCAAATTACGTAGGAGGACAAACCGTTCAACCTCTTTCCATCAAAGGACCTCAAAATACACAAGTTGTAAAACAAATGAACGATTATTTCTTTTCACAACAAAATCCATCAGGTGTTCCACAAGCATATTCATGGTCCGATGACTACGCAAATGTTGATTTACAAACTGCACGCCCTGGTGGATACAACGTCACACAAAACCAACTTATTACTACAAATCCAGCTGTTACAAACACGGAACCAAATCCAGTTAAACTTGCCGAACCTACACCAAAACAGGTTCTTAATTATTATGTTATAAAAGCTGCCGAATCACTTCACCATAAACCCAATCCCCTTATGATGGTTTTCTTTTCTGATGACAATATAAATCATCTTCGAAACATAGCCGTACAGAAAATCCAACAAATTACAGCCGATTCGGGAGTTGCAGGTGATAAAAACGGAGTTACCATTCAACCTCCCAATATGGATGACTTTTTTTACTACATGATAAATGTATTTCAGACATACAATATCACAAATGGAAGCATTTGTTTTGTAAACCTCAAAAAGAATTCCGATTTAAAATCTGATATAGCAAAATTGAATACAAACGTACTCCAGGAATACGTGTCAAAAATGGTATCACAGATTAATATGTATATCTATTATTACAAGGACGCTTCACAGCTTCCAGAACAACTCAGTCTCCCAACATACAGCTCCATGAAGGGAAGCCGGTCACTCGAGTACAATACTGGATTCCAGTCAGGAAATAGTATTGGTGTTGCAAGCTACAACGAAGTTGGAAATATTATTTAAACATTTTCAAAATAATTTCCTGCCATCATTGGCTCACTGTTAAATAAATTGTCACGGTATTTCATAATAACAAAAACAACCATACTTACAGCAAAAGCTGGTAATATGTTTCGTATAAATATATTACTTGTTTTATTTTTTTCCTTGTTTCCTGAAATAAGATACATGGATAAACTTACAATTAAAAAAGCAATAATGGGGGCTACGTAAACAAACATTTCTTGTACCATTTATTAATTTTTTAAATTTAAGAAAAAAACGAGAATTTGTTTTCTTGGGGTGCTTGGTAATTCTGTTGTTGGGGAACTTGAGGTGGTGCTTGGTAATTCTGTTGTTGTGGTGGTACTGGATAACTCTGTTGTTGGGGAACTTGTGGTGGTGGTGGTGGTGGTGGTGGATAACTTGGTGAAGTATTACTCATGAACTGGTGTTCTACAGGTGGTATAAAAGAATTTTGTTTTGGTGGTTCATGGAAAACTTCTGAATCTGTATCGGAATCGGAATCACTATCATTTTCATTTTGAAACATAAAAGGTTCTTTTGTTTCGAGTTCTCCTCCAAAGACAGCACCACCCTTCTCATTTAAACTAAATGATTTTACCTTAGATGCATCAAGTTCCGGCTCGTCTGGTTCAGAGTCTTCATCTGAGGGGAGATTATCATTTCCAATACTTTCTTCGTCTGAATCGGAAACAGATTCTTCACCACTTTCAGATTCTGAATCGGAATGGTCTGCTGTTCCATTGAGTGCATCGGCAAGATATTTCTGAAGGATATCATCAAATGGAAGGTGGTACCGAATAGTTTCATCAACTGCGTAACTTATTATTTGTTTTACGTTATTTCGGTTTTCCTGGATTTTTCCAAATTTATTTCCATGTTTGTGGTAAAATAAAAAGGGGTCGTAGAATATTCTTTCGGCTGCAGCAATATAAATTCCATGTAAAAAGATATCGCTTGTTGGGATTTTTACTCGGATATCGTCCTTGCTTCCCTTTAAACGAACACTTGCTAGAATTTTTACATTCGTTACAAAAATAGCCGTTACAATATCCATGATGTACGGGCATTTCTTTTTAATGCGTTTGGATTCTTCCTGGAGAATTGTTTGATTCCACTGTGGAATTTGTTTGAGGAGTTCTTGAAATTTATAAATTGTATTTTTGTTGTTGGAAATATTAATAGCATCGTTATAAATACTGTTAAAACCTTGAATTAAAAGAGGAAGAATGATACATTTTAATTGACTGATATATTCATCACGTGCAGCTACAAGAACGGAAATATTCAGATTTTTACCCATAATCTTTTACTTTTAATTTAAATTTAAAATTATTACGAATTAAAATAACAACCTAAGATAAATGAGTCTTTCAGATTTAGATTCTCATGGATATTACAATAAAACTATCCATAAATGTGTGTTAAAATTGCACCTTCCGTTACCTTTAATAAACGAAACATATAAAAATTTATATAACAAAAATGAAGTATCTGGTGTTTTTTATGTTGATAATGATGATAACGTGATGTACGTTGATAAAAATGAAGGTGATACAGGAAGCGTATATACCCCAAACAACGTTATTAATTACCATACACATCCGATAAATGCATATCGTGAAGGAAAAACAAGTTATGGATGGCCCAGTGGAGAAGATTTTAGAGAATCTTTAAAATTTGCATTGGCTGGTAATAAAGCACACCTCGTTTTTACAGTTGAAGGACTTTATACCATTCAAGTTAGCCCATGTAAAATTAAAAAAATAAAAGAACTTCTTAATGATACAGAACGAGGTATTCTTGTTTTTTTTATTGAAGAATATTTCAAATCAACCCACGACCTTCGATGCGTTGATGAACTTAATAATTTACTGGATGGAAAAACTTACATTAATCCATATTCTTTTATTGACTATGCAAATCATTTTGATATTCCAAATATACTTAGCTCAAAAAAGATTGTTTATAAAAAACCAAAAAACTCAGTTATTTCCAAAGCAGGACACACTGGAATTAATAGTGAGAAAAATATAAATAAGTATACAAAACTCAATGGTTCAACTGAATTTAGTCGAATTCCCAATATGGGATTTGTATCTGTAACAGACGACCATTTTACAACATCACCAGCAACTACATTTTTAACTCACGGTGACCTCGAAAATCTTCGTAAAATATCTCACGTTGGTGAAGAAAGTGACCCCGACGAAGTTACTCTCCATAAACTTCTCTCGACATTAAAAACAATTGCTAAAAAATTAAATATCGTTCCGTGCAATATAGAATGGAACAGCAACCCCAATGCATGGTTTTTTGTTAATTTTTTTCCAACTGAACGGTATATAAATCAAGCCCATCTTAAATCGGGTCAATACATAATGCCAAATGTTTCAGATAAACAAATTTATCTGACTCATGAACCATTTATTCGTATATTTTCAAATACTAAAACTGGATGCAAGGTAAATAATATTGCCAAAACGCACAAATTTAAAAGCGCTGCCTTTAACATGGGTAAATTTTTCAAACATGGAAAGTTTTCCAAAAGAAAATTTACATTTGGAAAAGGAAAATCAAATTCCGTTCATTCCGATATACTTTACCTTTTAACACTTTAACTAAGGTACCCAGAAGTTGGCATTCCCAAAGTTGTGTATGTATTGTTGGGATAACTCTGAGAAATATTATTAAGATACTGGTCGAATACTGATTTGTCTCCTCCATAAGTCAACATGGGTGTTGGCTCTTTTCCAGAATCTTCTGGAGTATATACAATACCCGGTAAGGTATTAACACCATTCGACCATTCAAGTCGTTGATTGTGAATACCTTGTTCTAATCCTAGAATATAAGCGTTGGTACTTGTTTTAGAAGTATCATTACTCCATACATCGCTATACCCACCTCCATAAAATCTGTCAGGTGGAAGGTCTTTCATGTTGGCATAAGCAAAATCGGTTGGTTTGTCGTTTCCATAAAGTGCAGGTATAGTTCCTTTGTTATCAGGGTCCCAAATGACATTCAGTGGATTTGTAAGAAGGGGTGCAATTTGGTAACTTGCAGTGTATCGATTTTCTATACCTTCAACTTCTTTACCAAGAAGCTGAGAATAATCATGGATACTGCCTCCGTCTGTCTCCACATTGTAATTAAATTTAAGCCCACTTGTTGTTGGTTGGGCGATAAGACGGTATTGCTGATAACGAGAACCATCTGGAAGAGCATTTGTAAGTGTACCAGCGCCATCAACATTAAAATCTGGAACTGGTTGGGTATTCTTACCAAGACGGGCATCTGGGTTTTGAATTGCTTGGCCGTTAATTGGAGTTGGTCCGGGAGTTGCAAAGTAAGAATATTCTGTTGCCGTTCGGAGACCAAAGTTGGACGAACCACCAACACGTACCTCTTTTCCTCCAATCTTAGCATACTGTGGAATAAACTGAGTATACGTTGCTTGTGCCTTTGTGACAGGTGCAACCGTTCCATTGTAAGTATAAAGGGTTGTTTCTTTCATTGTTGGACGAACGGGGTCTTGGAGACGATTTTGGAATGTTTTTTGTCCGCTTATATTTACCTGGGTGTTAGCAGTTGCCGAAAGTTCTCCACGGTCAGTTTCAATAGCATAAATACCAGCACGATTTTGTTCGGCTTTGGGGAATACTCCATAAACATTTCCTTCTGGTTGGGGATTAAGATTAAGGTCGCTTTTTGATTTCAGACTGTAATTGAATGAACCGTTCCATTTTTCAAATTCAGTACTTTGTGCTTTTGCGCTAACAAGACCCATCGGCCCAGTTCCTGGAGCAGCTGCATCAAAATAAGGACAATTGGTTGGTACATTATTTGAATTGAGGTAGTACCCTGGAGAAACTTCAGAAAGAGAAGCCATCTTTAAAATAATCTTTATTTTTTTTATCGTAAAAATTCGTAAATAAAAAATAACGACTTTTAAAAAGACCCTCATGGGAAGTGAAATACCTCTTAACTCAAACTTTCTTGGTCTTAGTTGTCAGTTAGGAGGTCTCACACTTAATGGAACTGTTTCAAATGGAACAGCTCAATCACTTAACGTTGTTACAATAAATGACACTGCTGTAAAACAAACATTATCTAAATCAATTACTGGTAAATTTTTACAAGTACAAATTGGACCAGTTGGTTCTGCAAACAGCGTTTATTATTTACCACTTTATCAATAATAAATTGTGAAAAATAAATATATAATTTATTTAAAGCTGCGTTTAATGAAATTTGGTGTTTTTACTCGAAAAGAACGTGCATTTTTAAATGCAGACGTTCAAGAACGTGGAAGTTTACTCCATGAACCCGGTGATGAACCAAGTACCACTGAAACACAAACATCAAAAACAATTAAAAAAATAATTCAAAGCGCGTTAAATAAATTATATAAAATAGATGACCCTATTTATATATGGTCTGTTATTACAACAGCTTCAAATGGACGAGCTGTATTAATTATTAAGGAAGATACAGGTTATTTAATAGGGATGTACGATGAAACCACAAAAGAAGAAAAAATTGTACCGATAAAATTTGAAAATATTGATAGTACTTATATAGAACTTGTTAAACTATTGGATGATGTTAAATATATAAATTTAGTAGGTGGAGACAATGATAGAAATGTACGAACTATTTTAAAATTATATGAAGAAAAAGGAACACCAAGTAAAGTGTATTTTGGTAAACAAAACCAATTAGCTAAACTCAATTCAGATATAAAGTATCTTAGTTAAATTAAATTTATTTCAGAAGACCACATTTGTTTAATACTTGTCGATTTGAGCGTTTCAAGTTCACTTTTCATTGTTCGCATTTTTGTTTCAAGGTCTTTTATTTTTTCTTCAGTAAGAACATGGATTTTCATTTCCAAAAGATAATCCCATGTATCGTTTACTTTTAACAACGGTGGCTCAACGGCCAAGAGTTGTTTAACAATAAAATCTTTTTTCTTGTTAAATAAAATTATCTTTTCTTCAATAACCAATTTAATAAACCGAATCTTTGCTTCCAATAACTTATAATCCGTACTCAATTTATCAATAAGATACTTCTTGCGCTTTATAAAATGATTCCTACGCACCCGATAAAACCGGTCAATTATTTCTTCGGGGCTGTGTACTTTGCGGATAGTACATTTCTCATCAAACACATGCATATTCGTCGTATTTATAAAAGTTGTAAGCTTGAGTTTCTTCACAATTTCATTCTTTGTTTCAAGCTCATCCAGAACCGTCTTCTGGAACATTACCTTGAAAAATACTTTGCGATCATCGCTTCCATTGCGATAATCCAAAATTTCATTCGATTCAACCAAAGACTCCAAGAATTCTTTGTAATTCTGCGTCCATTTACCAATTGGAAGCTCCGATATTTCAATACTATTGAGTACTCGCTTCCAAACACCCGTTGTAATATACCGACCTGTTTCTTCCAAAACAATCGTACCTGTAAAACCACGATACCAAGGTATCATTGGAACAAGCTCAGCTTCCCCATCGCTTTCAATAAGTTTTTTCAAATTTGCAATAATGTCCGTCGGGTTATAGCACGGAATGTTTGTGCTGTATCCCGTACCAATCCCCTCAGAACCATTTACCAAAATCATAGGAATAATCGGAATATAATACTTCGGCTCAATTTTCATTCCATCGTCATCCAGATAGTCCAATAAAATATTGTCGTGCTCGTTAAAAAGTGTTTTTGCAACTCCCTGAAGATGAGTAAAAATATACCTAGGCGATGCAGAGTCCTTTCCACCTGTAATACGCGTACCAAACTGACCCGATGGAACCAACAGATTCATATTGTTACTTCCTACATAATCCTGCGCCATATTGATAATAGTTCCTTGCAGGCTCACTTCTCCATGATGATAGCTCGTATGCTCGGAAATATACCCACTGAGCTGAGCTACCTTCATATCGCTGTAAAGTCCTTTCTTCAAGCACGCATACAGTACCTTGCGTTGAGAAGGCTTGAAACCGTCCATCATATTGGGAATTGAACGTTCAAGGTCGGCTATGCTGAAATTAATAAGTTCTTGGTTAACAAACTGAGAAATACTTTGCTTCAAAACGGTGTGGTCCATGTTGTAATTTTTACCTGTCGATTCCTTTATCCATTCCTTGCGCTGGTCCTCGAAACCCTTCTTAAAGGCTTTTACAAGGTCATCGTCAGAAGTATCGGTATAATTATAAACAACAGTTTGCTTTGCAAGGTTGGTAAAGTATTCCTTTGCTTCCTTGGCCGTCGATGTACCCAACCCCTTGTAATACTTAATTTGCCAACCAACTGTGTTTATGGATTCCTTCCAGGTGTTAAAATCTGTCTGGTTGTAAAATGCTTTTACCGTAGGACCCTTAGTAACCTTGACAATCGGAGTAACAATCGAAGAAATAAAAGTATCAATTTTCAACAAACTCGGCCAAAAACTATGGACCCAGTTGATGATAAGCCCCTTGATGTGCGAACCGTCGTTATCGGCATCTGTAAAGATGATGATACCGCCATACCGAAGCGATTTAAGGTCGTTGTATTCCTTGCCTTGCTGCAAACCCATAATTTTCTTCAAACAATTAATTTCCTCATTCTTCAAAAGTTGCGCCGCCGTTGCATCGCGAACGTTCAGAAGCTTACCGCGAAGAGGAAAGACTCCATAATAATCACGACCAACCACCGAAAGACCAGCTATAGCCGATGCTTTGGCGCTGTCTCCCTCTGTGAGGATGAGTTTGCACTTGTATCCTTCAGAACCACCTGCTTTGTTCGCATCGTCCAACTTGGGAATACCGGTTAAACGAATTTTCTTGGTTCCATCGGTTTTCGATAAGCTCTTGTTCTCCTTGGCTTTGGCGATATCGACGACATTTGCAGTAATACCCAATTTTTCAATTTTCTTAATAATTTCATCGCTAAGCTCGCACTTGCTTCCAAACTTATTAATCTTCGTTACATGGTTCTCCTTGGTCTGACTGGAAAATACAGGATTTTCAATCAAACAATTAACAAAAATTAGCAGGTTGTCCTTGATATACGTCGGACGAATATTGATGTCCTTGTGCTTCTTCTCGAGCTGTTCCTTGAGTTTATAAATAATCTGGTTGGTAATCATATCAACGTGTGTACCACCTTCGGAAGTACTGATACCATTCACAAAGGAAACCTGGGTAAACTTATCGTAGGGATTCAGACAAACAGCAAACTCCCAACGGTCATTCATCTTTTCATACACAAACGTCTCGCGCTCCTTCAAAAACATTTTGATGTAGTCTTGGAACGTCTTAACTGGAATACGGTCACCATTAAAATAAACACAAACACGCTTATCGGTAATAGCAGAGCCTTCGTACACACGAGTCTTAAGTAAATCACTAAGGTCTTGGTCCATCACACAATTGAATCGAGTGTAATCGGGAATAAAAGAAATACGAGTATAAGGTTTTTTCTTGGAAGCAGTAATCTTGGGCTTTCCTACAACGGACATATTGTTTTCCCATGTTTGAATAAAGTTAAATTTACCATCACAAATATCAACAACAAACTTAGTAGAAAAAGCATTCGTCAACTTTGCGCCATATCCATTGAGTCCACCAACGGTACGAGCTTCGGTATCATCGTAATTCGAAGAGGTATGGAACTCACCAAAGATAATTTCGGGAACGTACTTACCGAGTTCCTTATGAATTTCAACGGGGATAGCTGAATCGTTAAAGATGCTTATTTCGCCATCGGCAATAGTAACTTCAATTTTTTTCATCGTTGGGTCACGTTGGGAATGATCCGTTGCATTTGTAAAGATTTCATCGAAGATTTTATAAAGACCGGGGCTAAACGTAATATTTTTTTGTTCAAAGTTTGA